CCCGAGCTATTTGTAAATCCATTTTGACTATTTTTGGCCTTAAGAATAATTGTATTATTGTTGTCATTAACAATATAACTTGACTGCGAATTGATATCACGAATATCAGTATAAGTACTACTATACTTATCCGAAAACTTATATACGTTTCCAAGATTTAAAAAACTCTGCCTTAAATCAATAATATATTGTTGTTCGGTGAAAGTACGGGAAATATTGAAACTGAATGTTGGATATGAGTTTTCAAAAGTAAATGATGTTCCATTTGAAATAATGGCGCCGTCTGTAATTGTCAAATTATTGGAAAGGTCTCTAAACCTTTGTAGAGAAAGGTTTATTTCAGAATCATAATCGTCTAATGTGTATGTTTCCGGAGTCAATGTTGTTTTAAAATGATTGTATGAAATATCATATCCGGGAAGAATACATTTCAAAATGATGTTTGTGTTTGCTGGTATAACATAATTTGTAATACTGGTTGATGTTTCTGATACTATGTTCTCCAATTCAACAAATTGGTTTGGGAACCGAAAACACGACGAGGCGCCTGTCCATATTCTGGCGCTAGCGCCCACGGTCGTTTCATCGGGGAAAACAATCGCAATTTTTGCGCCCTCTATTTGTTTTGTTTGGGCGCGGTTCAGCTTAGCGGCCAATTCAATCTGCGTTTTCCCATTATTTATATTTGCGGAGTCCAATACAGTGATTATTCTAAAAAATGAATATACACTGTCAAGCTTTACCGATGACCGTATTGCAGCGTTTACCGTGGCGATGAGTGTTTGCCGAGTATACGAAGCCACGGGAACAGTCACTGTAATGGTTTCGTGAATCGCGCGGTCTGCGTCATTTTCGCTATACGCGGCACTACTGCTATATTGTATGATTTGGACCGAGTTATTTTCACTGGTTGGCGTAAAAGCCGCACTCGGAACAAAATAGTTTTCTGAAGCGTCCGAATACGCAATATATGGCGAATAAGTATTTGAATTGTATCCCAAGAAACTAGGTATGCTAATACTTTTTGCGGCTCCTATAACATTGGGTGTAGTCCAGTATGGAAAATAGAGGACATAGTCTGTCTCGTTGAACACCTTTTTGAGGTCAAACTCAAACAATATTTTGGAGCTCTTAGTGCTCGCAGTATTGTATGAAATGTAGGTTTGACCAAAACTCAAATCATAGATGCTATTGTATTGAGGATTTGCTGTATTTTTTAGTTTCAATGTGCTGATGGATGTATTTAATGCAGTGGCAATCTCTTGTGGGGTATAGGTACCGCTGCTAATTTGTACCTTGACGTCATGCTGGCCGTTGTCTATTCCCGGACTGTTTCCTTTCAAATAAAAATAGTTACTCCCAAAATTGTTATTAATTGTGTACCAAGTATACGGAATCTGGACCGAATAAAGTTTCATTGAAATGACATTGGAGAGGGACTCGGATAAATTAAGCGAGAAGTTGGTGGCGCTGGTGTTTTGAGAATCTTCTCGGTATTGGCTATCAATGGATATCATTTTGAAAATTGTCTTCTGTGATGTAGGGTTCAACTTCAGGGGGTCTTTCACATAGTCGACCAAGCGTGTATTGGTGGTTTTGGCCGCGGCCACGACTGCGTCATCTATCTTTTTCACACTCACGTTACCAGTTGCTGCCACATCTGAAGGCAAAGTGTTGGATATTTGTGCGGAACCACCCGCACGTGTTTGCTGAGTATTTTCATTTTGATCAGTTACAACCACGGTTCGGCCATCCTCTACCCTTGTGGTAAAACCTTCGACATCTTCTTCTCCTTCGCTTTCATCGGCATCAAAAAACCGGTCATACATTTGCTCAAAGAACCGATAGAGGCGCTTGGACTTTTCCTCGTATTTGTCCATTTGCTGTAATATTACCATTTCCAATTCGCGGTCGCTGGGATTATTTAACCCCAGCACTTCAAAACATTGTTCATCGCTATATTGGTTGATGTCGTATGACATTTATATAATATATAGAAAATCATTTATGTTTTGTTTTGTTCAATTCTTTTCTTGAACATTTTGCTGATGTAGTCGGTTAAATCCAGTTTCTCGCGGAACTTCTCCAACAAATCTACGGGGAAACGCGTGATTCCTTGGCACCGCTTTTGGTGTCGGCACCCCTTGAAACAGAGGATATCAAAGACTTCCATAAACTCATCTTCGTCTTCGTCCATATCTTCGCGGTCAATGTGTAGCTTTCCAACATATGAATACATGTTGTATGCGTCATTATTGTAGACGCCATGCCGCTTCGGAAACGCCTGGTTACGAACCATCCCGATCCCATCTACGCGGTTTGTCTCGTTGTTCATTTCAAGCACGAACAAGATTGCATCGCGACTCACGTGGCTGGTTATTTCGCGCGGGACACCGTAAATGCTTTTAATCGCTTTGGTGGTATGGCAATAGGCCTTCATCTCAGCATAAGTCCGATTATTGAACCGCGATGTCATGATGTATTGGCGCTGGGGGACCTTGTTGAGTTTGTGAATCGTGTTGATACGTTTTTGCCGGACGATTTTACGTCGGATCTTTTCTTCTAATTCGGTAACAAATGTGGATTCCATTTTTGTGTTTGTTTATGAATAAACAAACAAAATAAAATCAATTTTACGGTTCTAATATATATGCAGACCGCACCCGAGATTGTGATAGAGGATATACCAATAGATGTAGAAGATGGCACCAATTATGGCAGCAGTGGGAGCGGCAGTGATAGTGGCAGCGATTGCGAACAAACAATGTCGCAAACCGATTTGCTCAGTGAACTTGATGTCGTCGTGGTATATCTCAATTCAAAATCCCATCTATTCCAGTATTTGGCGGTTCGCGTTCAAAACTACCGATGTCTATTATATGTGTCGTCGTTTGTCCTCTCGGGGTCAATGACATTTCTGCCAATTTTGGTTTTGGACCAATGGTTGCTCATTCTAATAAGCATCTTTGGTCTAATGATAAGCGGCATCACCGTTGTGACGCGATACGCCAATTTTGATATTACAATACAAAAATATCGTGACACGTCGGCGTCGTATCGTCAAGTGGAAAATGAGATGATGCGGTTTAAATCGGTCAACACCTATTCGTATGAAAAATACCGACTGCTTTATGAAAAAATACGCGAGAGCGAAGTGAGAATAATAGACCTAAATAGCAAGGCCGAATTGACGGCCTCTATCCGGCAACGCTTCCCCGAGGTTTGTGCGATTGATATTTTTTCGCAAATACACAAGATAGAGGAGCAGCGCAAAAAACTGGCCCGAAGACTCACGTCGGCGCGATATGAAATCCGCAAATTGGCATTTGATATTGATAGTGCGAACATTGATCCGGAGAAAAAGTCGCGATTAAGGTTCCTCGTTGATTCTAAAAAGAAAATCAAAGACGAACTTGAAAATGTGAATTATTCAAGTATGATAGAGAAAATTGAGAGCGAGCGGAGCCATTATTCAGATAATGGCTGGTTTATCCATCTGTAGGCGGTCCAGAACCACGGGTCTTCGTATACGATTTTAATGTCTTTGTTATCGTTAAATCGTTCCATAATGAAGTGGGAGTTTTCATTCTCCACCCAAGTTTTAAACCGCACGAGCACGCGCTTACTCGTATTATCGGTTTTACTCGGGTGTTCTATTATTTTATCAATAAAACCAATCCGTAAATTGGAGAATGTTTCAAAAATCTTTTGTCGCTGGACCAGCACAGATACTCTCGGAATATAGATGGTTAAGTCAGTAGGGCTATGCATAGTTTTTTAAGAACGGTAGTTTTTTAAGAACGGTAGTTTTTTAAGAACGGTAGTTTTTTAAGAACGGTAGTTTTTTAAGAACGGTAGTTTTTTAAGAACGGTAGTTTGTATAAAGCTGGGTTTTTAAGAATAGAAGGGGTTGTAGAACAGGGATTGTTAATATAATATAATTCAATTTTTTATACCCATTTTGGATATATTGGTAGGGTCTGTCTCTAGTAATCATTGTTATATTTTTTTAATACCTATGCCAAAAGGCACTGACCAGAAGGCTTTGTCGTTGCCTGTCAACAAAGTTGACAATAAAAAGGCAAGGTGTGTAATGAGATGCGGTTTAGAGACAAATAGAAATACCCCCGTTTCTTTAAGTTTTTTCGCGCCTTGTTATATACGCAAAATGTCGGCGGGTGATTATATCGCATTGAAGAAATCTAAGCTCTTGAAAAATTATGGTATTCCGACGGCTACGGCCAATAAATCGGCCTATGTTCATACATCTTATGACCACTATATTCACAATGTGGCCTTAACAGAGGCGACGAGTGCGTGCTCGCGATTTCGCAACGGTATTGCGAAGCCGACCACTGTGAATGGTATTTTGGTGGGGCGAACGGCCACGTGCCCGGTAAATACTTATGATGGTCCGGCGATTGTTCAAAAACCAAATACGGCCGCCAAGAGCATTCCTGAAATCAGTGTTCCCTCTATTCCTCCGAAAAGTCAGACGAGTGTTTGTAAAGATAAATGTGTGTCGTTTATTCAAGTGGGGCGCATTCATAATTACAATGCGCTGTACCCCAAACAAACGAGACAATGGAATCTGAAGAAGGCGCAAATGCTGGATGTTGCGGATTCTACCACTTTCGTTATGTAAGGACCCGTAGGGTCCGACCCGAAAGCCTCCCCCTACGGGACCCATAGGATCCGACTCCGAAGGGGCCTTCGGCAAAATCATATATTTGTTTTGAACTCACCAAATATATGGACCCCACCGAGTTATGGATAAAAGAGCAAGAGAGGTTCCTCTCTGCCGACAAAAATTATCAACGCGAACCACTAGAATATATAAACATTTACTTTTGTTTTGTTGATTTGTCCGATTCTATTGTCAAAGTGGATGTAGAGAAATATTTATTTAGCAGTAGTGATCCAGATACGCGGATTATTGGGGAATCCACCCTCTTACAGAGGGTTGAAAAACTGCGACAATACAAGTTCCAGGAAATGATGCTTTTCCACGTGGGGCTGGAATCCACTGATATGCATAATTATGCCAGGAGCAAAACAAATGAATATAATTTTGTGGAAACGTTTCCGGTAATAAAGGATGTTTATGTGCCTCCATCCATTTTCATTTTCCAGCCGGTGAACTACTTGCTTGTTTTGATGAAAGAGAGGCCTCCCTTCCTTCGGAGGTCGGCCATAAAGGTATCGGCAGGGTCCAAAAAAAGAGTGAGGTTTTCAGAGGAAGTTCATAATAAAACGAGGCGTAAAGGAACGACCTAATCTGCGATTTAATCGGCGTAAAGGTACGGCATAATCTGCGATTTAATCGGCGCAAAGGTATGAGTTAAAATGAACAGTTTGATAGAGGCAATTCAATGATTCGGAAAATATAGCATAGAGATATTTATATTATTATTATTATAGATGAATCCAGCGCCTCTATCTCTTTACAATCCCGATGCCCCAATGGACGACCGCATCTACTACTTGAAACACTACGAAACTTATGACCCCGCGTTTCCCGTGAATCCCAAGATGGAGGTCGTAATCCGCGATTTGTCATCCAATGCTTATCTAGGGACCATTGCCGACGCCATTTTACATTGTCGCGCAATTAAGGATGGGAGAGGCTTGCGTGATCTCACTTATTCTTATTTGTGGACCCTCCAACAAAAATACCCTCTACAAGCCGTGTTTTTATTGTATCAAATGATGGAATATCGGGACAACAAACAAGTAGGGTCGTGGCGCGATGTGCGCGCCTATGCGGATTTCGTCGCCAAACATTCGCCCCGGGGTCGCGATGACCCTATTATGCATCCCATTCTCGGCCTCTATAACAATCAACTCATAAAAGACCGCGAAGCCGCCAAAACAAATGCGCCAATCTCCTATGCAGCCAAATGGACCCCCCGCGAACGCAAATACCCGTGGATGTTTGAGAAACTGCTGAATATGTGGATATTTGTTGATCCCGAGGCGAAAACGATGGCGTCATCACGAAACAAATGCGCTGCACAATATCGTAAATTGGTGAGCCGGCTCAACACCATCTTGGACACGACGGAAATCAAGGAGTGCGCGGGCAAATGGGCCGAGATTGTGCCGGAGAACGTGCCTGTGAATCACAAGTTTGCCAGTAGTGCGGCACTGGAACGCCATGGTGTTCCGATTAGCGAACGTGGTTATTACTGCGACATCCCCTCGTGGAAACTTGTGAAGAAAATGCTCCATATGGGTAATCCGGAGGAAATAGAGAAGTTGAACGCCCAGTGGAAAAAACGGGTTTCACAAAACAACCACGAATATGCGTATTATGTGCCCTTGGTGGATGTGTCGCAGCCGATGTATAACAATGGCGCGCGGAGCTTGTATCGGGCGATTGGTCTGGGGTGCGAAATTGCCGAAAAATCGTTTTTCGGACGACGCGTGATGGCATTTTCGCCGAAACCGTATTGGGTGGTTTTGGACAATTGCGAGTTTGATGAAATGGTGCGGCGGATTATTTCGGCCATTTGGACTCCTGACAATTATTTGGATGGGGCGTTTGCATCGGTGTTGGAGGCGATTTTGTTTGCGGATATGACGCCGGAAGAAGTGTCAAAGCTCAAAGTGGTGTTGATAACCAACCGGACGGACAATGTGTCGTTACCGGAGCATATTGTAGAGGCGTGGAGTCAGGCGGGGATACATAAGTTTGGACGGCCGTTTTTGCTGAATGGCAACAATTTTGAGAAAATCAGCGTATAAGCGGCACCCCCTACGGGAGGGCACACGACCAAAGCGGCACCACCCGTAGGGGGTCCCGCGACTGTAAGAACCGAAGGTTTGATTCGCTTATACCTCTTGGGTTTATGTGTGAAAATTGCCTATACAATTTAAGATTGAAACGGTACGTTTTAATCGCAAATTGTATAGGGTATTTTTTGGGAAGGCCTGCCCCCTACGGGGGCGAATCCTTCCCAAAAAATTGCGTAACGCGAAAACGATACGTTTTTGCTTTAGGGTGTTTTTTGGATGCCCCTCCCGTAGGGAGGGGCATCCAAAAAATTGAAAATTCAAAAACATTCTAACTTGAAAACATAAAAACAATCGTAAATCTCTATAAAATGTCAAACACTTCCTCAAACATCTTCAAGAACGACAACCGAAACTACCGCGAAAACCGGTTTCGCGACCAGCAATCCAGCAATTATCCCAGCCCTCAACAATCCAGCAATTATCCCAGCCCTCAGCAATCCAGCAATTACCCAAGCCAACAACAATCCAATCCGTTTTACGACAATCGCTCAAGAAATCAATATTCCGAGTTCCGCTCCCAACAACACCGAAACCAATTCAATGGGTCGGTTATCAACCAACAAGTCGCGGCGCCTCCTCCACCAAGACCTGTGGTCCCACCCATTGAAGAGTTCCCCTCTCTCTTACGCTCACCCAAGGTAGCACCAGTCGTAGCAGCAGCACCGGTACAGTTTGCCAAGGTTGCCAAGGATGCCGCGCATATTGTTGTTCAGAAACCGAAAATCACGCAAGTGAAACCTGAGCAGCAGTATGTGGTTCAACAAGAAGTCTCTACACGCATCCGTATGACTTTGGATGAATACCGCGAACGCAAAGAAGACGGCGAAGACCTGGATACCGACAATATATCCTTTTGCTCGGAATACTCAAATCATGCGGATGATAGTGATGATGACATCTAAGCGAAGCGTTATACAAGTACTAGCGTTATACAAGTACTAGCGTTATACATTGTACTTTGTTATACGAGTACTAGCGTTATACAGCATATGTTTCTTTGGTAAACAGTTTTTTCCCGGTAATGGGCGCATGGGTTTGGTCCGCCAACATCTTTGTCATCATATCCACGTCCCGCTTTCGCCGATTCAATATATTGGTCGCGATGGTTCTAACAGACTGACTCTCGGTGTTTTTTATGATTCGGTCAGCCAACAAAATATCCCGCGACTGGTGTTCAAGCATTTGTTTCAAATAGTCCTCGTCTGCCACACCCATTTGCGTATTGTATGCGAAAATCATCGCATAAGCTACGACACCAAGACCCACGTAGTAAAACAGACTCACCGAGTCGCGATACGAATCGTAAATCATCACTTCCAGAATACCCATCATAGAGGCAAAGAGCGCGGACAAATAGAACTTGCCGCGACTGTTTTGCGGATTCCGCGACGTGATGTAGCTAATAATCCAATATTGCGCCGCAAATGCCAGGGCGAATGTGATACAGACGTAGTAGAATAGTTTCATATATATCATACATGAATATGATATTTATAGAGGTATACAGTTGGTCAAAAACTCATCATCCGTTTTTGTACTCATTTCCTGATATTTTCCCTGGAGCAGCGACACCACAATGAAATTGAGCTGCGCAAACGACGCACGCAATTCCAGGACCTCGTTGGTTGATACATTGAACACACGAAACGCGCGCGGCGTCTCCGGATTCAATATCTGGTAAATCCACGCATAAATTACCACCTGAAGTTTGTGGTCCATCGTGATTTCCCGCACGCATTTGATTTCCCACACCGTTTTCGCCGTGATGATGTCCGTCCGCGCCGTGAACCGAAACCGCACGGATTCGTCAAAATACTCGGCCAACAATGCGTCCAACCTCTCGTGCTCCATTTCTTGGGATTGATGGATGATTACCTTCTCAATGAGAGGTTTTGAATCGGCACATTCTTTGCCGACTTGCTGGTTCAGTCGGGATTTACACTTGTCCATCATCGCCGGTGTGATCCATTTGTAATCGGACGGCGCTATCTGGCGCAGTTTGAAATACAGCCTCTCATTGAATGCCGTATAAACATTCGCTAAAAACAAGTAGTCGCTCGGTGTCGTGAATGTCGCGGGGAGCTGAGAAGCGACCTCGCGCAAATAGGTGTGTTCCCAGTCGTTCATCTCGTCAATAAACCGCATCACATTGTCATACAACACATTGGTTTCTTCGGAGCCCAATAAATGGTCGTAGTACATCGCGGGAATCGCCAGTCCATTGAGGTCGCTCACTTCTTCGTAAAATCCGTCGGTGGTCTCTACAACCGAGGGGATTTCCAGGTCTATGGACGCGGGTTTCACAATGAGAAAGAGATCAGTGAGCGTCGGCGTGATGGCCTCTAACACCGACTCCTGGACAAACTTGATGAGTTCCGTGGGCGTGACATAGTGTTTCTTGATGGCGCTCTCTTCTGCAGCGGACTCCCTCCCTGCGGGTTCCCTCCCTGCGGGTATCATCGGCAGACCTTTGAACTCCACGTAGTCTTGTTGTTTCATCGCGAAATGGTCCATTTTCAGGAATTGGAGCGGGCGGTCGGACACAAACTCGTCGCGCTCCAATAAAAAGAGCCCCGCG